TGAAAGAGAAGTAAAATTAGATTTTGGAGACTTTTATGTTAAAGGTTTTATAGATACAAATGATAAAGAGTGTACTACTCTTATTGACTATAAGACAGGCTCTATGGATAAAGTAGATGTGTATGAGTCGGATGATTATAACCAATTAGGTATCTATGCGGCGGCTATTGAGCAAGAGACAGGTAAGTTACCTGAATCAGCCCACGTAGAACTAATAGAGAGAGTCGGTAATGCTTTTAGAGGTGAAGACCTTGCTTTAGGTACAGAGGTAGCAAGAATACCTCAGGATATTTCACCTGAAAAGATAGAGCAGATTAAAGCTGACGTACTTAAAGTTGCTAAAGAGATTAGCGACTATTACAGAGTGTTTAACTTATTAAATCAAGAGTTAGTATGAAATTAATAAAAACATTAGCACAAGTTGTAGCTATATACAGTCCAATACTATATTGGAATCTTACAGTAGATACAACTTCTGATAATATGGGAATAGGCTTGATACTTGCGGGTGCTTGTGTAGCCTTTTTAATTGAGTGGGCGTATAAAATGTACGTCTATATCAAGAGTTAAATAAGAAGGGGGCTTGCGCCCCCCTTTTTTTTATTTCATTTTCTTCACTAATTCCTGATACTTGATTATAGTTTCTTCATTCATAATCTTATTAGTAAACAGTTCATTCTTTAGTTCCTTATTCATCTTACCTATCTCAGCCTTAGCTTCAAATAATTGGTCTCCAAATATATCAGCTAATATAATAGCCCTTTGAGAAGGAGTTCTGAATTGTAAGTCTAATATAACAGGATTCTTATTAGGGAACTTAACAGTTTCCTTAAATGTATTTACCATTCTTTTGAATTCGTAAACATCTTCACCTGCCATTCTCTTGAATACTTTATTAGCTTCTTCATTAGTAATTTCCTTATTAAGAAGACCTTTAGCTAAATCTTTAAAGATTGCTTTATCTTTTAAGTTCTTAATCTGAGCCTTAGAGAATTCTTTTAAGTAAATCTTATCCCAATCTTTTCTTCTATTGAACTCACTTGTAGATTTCTTAACCCTTCCTGTAACAGATTTTAGAATACTCTTTCTAACATCTTCCATAGATTTCTTAGCATCTTCATCAGCTAACACTACATCTAATCCACCATATAAAACTCCTACGAATGGAGAAGTACTTGGAGTAGTAATCAGACTCTCTACTGCACCTTTCATTCTTGCAGGAGATAATCCTAACTCTTCCCCTACATTCTTGTATAATTGTTCTACTGACCTAGACTCGTGACCCTCAACAGGTTCAAGTACCTTACCTCTTAAATAAGATAAGTCTTGGTTTCTGTAATAATCATAACCTGTTGTATAGGTTAATGAAGCCTTTATTAATGGATTCCTTGTGATATTACCTGTGACACTTGTTTCTATTGGAGATATATTCTTCTCTAATGCAAAGAAAACATTATCTAATACTTCTTTACTTGTTGTAAGAGCCTCTAACTTTCTATTCCAAGTTCCTTCATCGCTTCCCCAACTTTCTCCGTTCCAATTAGTATTCTTTTTCATAATACCTTCTTGTACACCATTTACATAATTAATTAACGGTGTAAGGAAGTGTGGCTTAGATACTCTATAAAATACATATTCTCCCCTTTCATCAACTTCACCTGTAAAGTATATTTGGTAATTAGTTTTATCATATTGGCTAACACCTTCTAATGCTTTAAGATATCTTTCTGTCTTAGTTAGATTCTTATCTGCTTCGATTGTGTCTAAATATGCTTGTGTTCTCTTCTTAGGTTTCTTTTCTTCATCTTCACTACCTAACATATAGATACTAGCGGCAATAGGTACTGCTGATAATATAATGGCTGATTGCGCCATTCTTATCATAGTCTCAGCAGGTCTTTCGTGTAAGTTCTCTATTGCTACACGTGTACCTTGAACCCCCGCATTAAGATAAGGCACTAACGCATCTGCATCCTTTGTGTAAATACCACCTTGACTAAAGTCTGTCGTATTACGTGCTGAGGCTGTTGCGTTTGTATAAATATCTTCTTGTTGCTCTTTTGTAGCATCTTCTATATCCTTAAGTCCTAATTCTTTTAACTGATTAACAATAGAACGATTGAATACTGCCATACGGAAGCCAATCTCAGAATACATTTGTAACTTATTAAGAGTAACCCATTTGAATATAGTTCTACCTTTTTCCTTAACTCTGTTATCTACAAGGTTCTCTGCAATTCTTCTCATACCCGTAGTACCTTTGAACTTACCTTGTGTGTGTAAGAAATCAAGCATACCACCGTGCTTAACGAATTGTTCAAATCTTCCTCTACCACCTTCTTTTGGTCTCCACATATCTCCTACGATTGCTCTTGTAGTATCTACGGCTAATCTAACCATATTTACAGGTACAATAGCACCGTACTCTTCTGAGAATGTAGAGATAAACATGAAATCTCGAGGCGAGTTCGTTAAGAAGAAAGCAGGGTTATTACCTGTCGCAATAGTCTTAACTAAAGCTGTACCTGACAACATTACTAATCTTTCTCTCTTGTTACTGTTACTGATGAAACCTTTTAGGTTATCGTTATATTGGTCAAAGAAAGCCTCTTCCATAAGTAGCTGATGCTTAACACCATCCTTATAGTATGTCTGTGCTTTTTCTAATCCTTTTTTAGTGTACTTATATTTAGGTTTACCTGATTTAGTGAAGCCGACAATAGGATTTTCACGAACTCTACTTGCAAGTTCATCGAAATACTTAATAGTCTTTCTCTCTTTTCTTGTAGGCTTATCTTTAGCTTTTAGTTTATCAACTACCTCAGCTTGCTTCTTCATAAATTCAGATAGCTTCTTAGTAGTCATATTCATAGCATTAGATTTTGCTCTTGTATTCATAGAACGTGCTAACAGATACATAGAATCTACAATAAGTGATTCGTTAGAACCATCTTCTAATTTACGTATTTGGTCTTGTCCTAATGATGCTGACTCAGGTGCGCCCATTTCTATAATAGACATCTCTTGTTCTTGGTCAGTAAGGAATTTTAAGAATACACGAGGTTGGTAGTCAACGTCAAAGAATGAATCTCTAAATTCTTTTGTTACTATTCCTGACTCGTACATACCGTCTAATAAACTCTTGAAAGAACTAAAGTAAGCATTTGCTCTTTTAGTTAAATCATTGAATTGTTTATCTCCTAATCTTTCCTTAAACTCTGCTAATGTTGCCTCAGACGTTTGTCTGTTTTGGAAGTCAGGGTGTACAACAGGGTCTTCACCACGTTTCTCTCTGTTCTTATCAATGGCAATAAATCTCATTTGAAGGATGATTTGGTCTAATTGTTCTATTTGTTTAGACGATAATCCTTTGTATATTTTATCATATGCTTTATCCCAACTGTATTTAGCGAAACCTGATGCACCTTTCATAGTAATCATATAGTTTCTGATTAGTTTACCACCTGCCTTCATTAATATCATCTTAGGTAGGTACTGTCTATCCCAATACAATTTAGCTATGTTTCTTAATCCTTTTCTAAGGAAGTTAAGAGTACTCTTTTTAGCGAACATCTCTTTCTGAGCCTTCTTATAAGATTTTTGTGCATTCTCAAACGCTTGTTTTTGGTCAACAGGTTGTCTTCTTCTAAGGATATCCCTAGCTACCATTTGCTCTCTTTGAGTTTCAAAGCTAGCTATTGCTTGTGCTTCTGTTTTACCTGCATTAAGTTGATTATCTAATTCTTGCTCAACAGCCATTCTACCCTCGGCTTGTTTAGGCGTAAGGTTATCGGCTAATTGTTGTGCTATATCTTTAAGAGCGCCTTTCTTTTCTTCGGCAGTTAAGTTCTTGTACCAATCAGTAGTCTTAATATGATTTAATCCTGCTGATATAACGTCTGCACCTGTCTTAGCAGTTTTTACCGCAACCTTCATAGCCTTAACAGCACCTTGTAATACAACAACAGGTAAAGCCATACCTAATGTTTCTTTACCGAAGTCAGATAAGTTCTTATCAAGATTATCTAACATCTCTAATGCTTTATTAAGACCTGTTTTGTCAGCTAAGTTAATCTTAGAGAATTCTACTTCTTCTGTTGTTTCAGCCTCTTGCTCAAATAATCCTTCTTCTTTATTTAGGTTATTAGCTATCTCTTTAGCTTCTTTAAGAGTTCTAGCAGAGTCTAATAACTCTCCTGTAACTTCATTCTTTATGTTCCATTTAGAGCCTTCTTTGTCAATCATCTTACCGCCAACATCTCCTACATAACGACCTGCTTTAGTTTTAGTGAAAACAGTTTCAGTTTTTACCTCTTGTACAGGTTCAGCTTTCTCTAAGTTATCTAATTCCCTAGATAATCTAAATGTTTCAGCTTTCGCATCTCTTTTCTCACGAGTGAACTGTTTCTTTTGAGCAGGAGTCATATCCTCAGTAACACCGTCTTTCATAGCCTCAACGTAATCGTCGTACCTCTCTTGTGCTACGTCAAGTTCTTCTCTAACTGTGTCAACTGTTCTTCCGTCAGTGACTCCCTCAGTTCTAGCGCTATCTTGTTGCACTCCTTTACCATCGTCAGCCACGCTTGGTTGTGTGCCATCTTCTCCTTGAACTTTATCAAGTCCTTCTGCTCCTTTGTCAGTTCCTTCTTCTTTGGCTGTGGTTTCGGCTGTGTCCTCTGCCTTAGGTTCTGCGTCTTTTTCTTTTGTTGGTTGTGTCTCTTGTTTAACCCCATCTTCTTTTGCTTTTACTATTGCTTGAGCAGATTCAGGGTTTAGAATATTATCCTTTTCTTCTAATATCTTATCTACTTGCTTCTTATAATCTATTTTTAATTCAGCCTTAACTTCTTCTGATAAATCAGTCTTTTCAACTTCTTTAACTAAGTCTAAGATACCGTTAGCTTTCTTGTCTAATGCAATAAGTCTTTTGATACCTTTCTCTCCAATTTCAGGAAGTTTGGCTAATGTATTAACAATATCTTGTTGTGTTTCTTTAGTTACAGCGTCAACTTTCTTTTGTAAGAATGCTTTAGCTTCGTCACTTATGTCAGGGTTATTTTTTAACTCTGTCATATATTGCTCAATCTTATTTGTATTGGCAATTACTCTTTTACGTACAGTTTTGTACATAAAAGCCTTACCACCGATACCAATTAAGGTAGGTGTTGCTCTCATTCCTGTACCTAATGCAAAACCTGATGCAAGAGCATCTTCTGTTCCGTCAAATATGTGTACGTCTTTCTTACCAAGATATAATATATCTACAAGGTTCTGCGCCCATTTGTTACCTACTTCTGATGAACCTTCTCCAAATCCACTAAATAAGATATCCGACGTATGTTGTCCGAAACCTTTTTTAGCCTCTTTAGTTAATCCTGATTTATTTATAGCTGATAATGCTCTCTTCCCCTTAGACAATATACCTAACGATACACGTTCTGATAAAGCCTCGGATAATCCAAAAGCCGTACCCGCTAGATAGATTTCAAGTGGATTATATAAATCTATGTTTATTAATTCTTCAAGTTCTTCTAACTTAGTATTAAGTTGGTCTTTCATTTCGCCTAAAGTGATACCACCTTCTGCTTCTATTCTTATAGATTCCATTGCGTCCTCTACACCAACTTGCTGTACTTCTCTCTCGCCTATAAGACGATTCATTTCTTTTACTTCTTCATTAAGAGTAGAAATTCTTGCTAGTTTCTCGTCGTTCTCGTCACGTAATGCTCCCATCTTTTGACCACCTGCTGACGCACCTAATATAGTTAAACCTGACGAGCCACCCGATGCGGCTAGAACAGTTAATACAGGTAATTGAGTAGCCGTTTGTTCAGCTAACCATTTACCAAAATCTCCTGCGCTTTCAATATCTTCTACTGCAAGCATAGGTCTAAGTAGTTCTCTTTGCTTAGAAACTTCTTCTCTAAATTCTTTTACGAATTGGTGTCCTTCTACGTTAGGCATATACGGAGTTACGGGAGAACCGAACTCTGCCGAAGATATACCAAACTCCATTAACCCTGCTATCATATCAGAAGTAGATAATCTTGCTACATCTTTATAGTAGTCTAATCCACCAAAGTTTCTCTTTAATAGGTCTAACTCTTCGTAGAAATCTCCAACATCTTCTTGGTCAGCTTCTATTATATCAACATTCTCGTTGTATTTAGCGCCAAGTTCTTCTAATTCTGCGTATAATTCTTCGTATGCTTGTACACCTTCTGCGGGAACGTTCTTACCTGAATCAAGTATTTGGTTAATAGCATCCTCTTGGTGCTTTAAGTTTTTAACAATTAACCTTGCCTTCTCTTGTAATATTTCATTCTCAGCTAAGATGTTTGTATCTCTTCTGTTAAGTTCAACAGTTCTGTTTACTGCATACTCGTTTAGTTCCTTAACCTTCTCTTCGGGAAGAGCAGATAAGAAATCTACCTTATTCTTTTGTATTCTTTTTTCTGTAAGTTCTTCTTCTGTATCATACTTATACATAGGGATAGCCATACCTGTTTTCATAAAACCTGTTGCGTAAGCATCAATGTCTTCCCAAATACTTCTGTCACCCTTATCTTGTGATTCTAATTTAGTACGAATCTCTTTTGTTTGAGCAGGCGTAATTTGACCTGCTTCTTTATAAGCATCATAAAGTTGAGCAACTTCCATATTAGGTTCTTGCTCTAATAACTTATCTTTTACAGGGTCAGTCTCTACCAATGAAGATTCCGATTCTACCACTTGTGTCTCCTGCCCTTCTGACATATCCGATATAGAAGGCTCTTGAGCCGAATCCGATGGAGACTCCGTAGAAACGGCTTGTGCTTTTTTTGGTTCTGCCACTTTTGGCTCTACTGCCCAAGCAGTTGAAAATGTTTCTGCATCAGTCGTTTGGAATAAACCTTTACTTTTACCTAATTCATATAACTTAGTAATTTGGTTTTTGTCCGCTTGTCTAAATACATCTATCGATGTCTTATCTGTAATTAAACCTTTTTGTTTATACAGATTGTATAGTTGTTCTATCTTGTCCATTCTTAATTAGTTTTGAATATGTCGTCACCTGCGCTTCCGCTTGACTGACCTTTTGGTAGTTTTGATTTTTTAGCTTTCATATAGTCCTTGAAGTCTTTGTTGTCCTTAAACCTAGAACCATCTTCTTTTACCATATTAGGATTCTTAACAAGGTTTGTAACATCTGTTTCACTTAGACGTTGCTTCTCTTTTGTTTCAGTTTCCCAACCTTTAGTTTGCTTCATTAGAGCCGTAGCCGCCAAGTCAACCACATCAGTATTTCTACCTTGTGCGTCTTTCTCGTAAATAACTTCGCTACCTGTACCTTTAGTTTCTATAAACTTATCAGCATATACTTTACCTGATGCGTCAACATAAACATTCTTGTAGCTTTCTCTTTCTGCTTCTGTCTTTTTAACTTGTATTCCTTTACCGCTACCAAATGATATGATATTAGTCTCTACACCGTCAATTTCTATTGTTTGAGGCGCACCTGTATCAGTATCAAGTACGTATTCAGGAGATACTTGTGCTTCTGTTCTCTTTTGATGTCTACCTCTAGCTGATTCTCTAGCACCGAAAGCAACTGATTCTTTGTATTTCTCGTCGTATGTTGTCTTAACTATATTTAAGTAATAGTCTTCTATTTCTGTCATATTGGCATCAGTAAGAGTTCTTGAATCTTTACCCATTAAATCAGCCCATATTCTCTTAGCCATAGGTGTAGGAGATTTAGCTGTACCAAATTTACCTTTGATAGCTTCTCTAACCTCAGGCTCTTTGTTTTCCCATTTCTGTTCTTCTACTGTTTCGTAGCCTGTAACTTCTGTCTTAATATCTTCTCCTAATTCTTTACCGAAATCAATAGCATCTTTTTCTACGTCAACGTCAGGCGTAATACTAAATCCACCTAATCCTTTAAAGATTTCAGAAGGTGTTACTTGTTTCATCTTAATTCTGCCATTCTCGTCTTTAACATATCCTTTAGGATTGTCATCAGTTATAAGAGATTGGTCTGTAAGAGCCATTAATGCTTTAACACTACCGTCAGGGTTTGTACCGAACTTAACTGCTTCTGTTACGTAAGCACCATTTAGTGTTTGCATTAGTTCGTTATCCCATTCTGATAGTGTACCATCCTGAGACTTTGCAATAACTTGTTGAGATAAGTTTGCAATACCGTCTGACATAGCCTTAACATTTTTGGAATAGTTGTTAAGGTTTTTAGTTCTAATCTTATACTCAGCCGAATCTGCAAATTTAGGGTCGTCTAACGCTTTCTTATAGTCTGCGTGTTGCATTGAAGATGCTTCTTGAATACCAAGAGTTAGTCCTTGGTCTAAAGAGTCAATACCTGTGATTACAGCTTCCTGTACATCATAGTCTAATTTGTCTCTTTGTTCTTTAGCATATTTCTTAGCCTCTAGTTCTTTAGCTTTTAAGAAATCTTCTCTTTCGTTACCTGATTTAGCAACGTCTCCCCAATCTATATCTATTGGTCTTAATTTTTGTAATGCTGTATATGTTCCTTTTGCCATTTCTAAATTTTATTAAGATGTTGCTTCTGCTCCTTCTGTTCCTGCTCCACCGAAGTTACCTGCAAATTGTCCCATTGATTTACCTAATCCTGCGATACCGCCCATTAAGTTTTGTTGTCCTACTGCAAGTTGTTGACCTAGCCCTGCTAAATCTGCTTTCTCACGCTCTTCTGTCATCTGTTGAATTCTGACCTCTTCTTGCGCAATCATTTTTTGCTTTTCTTTTTCTTGTCTGTCTAAATCAGCAGTTACCTGTTGTAGACTTTTATCTACGCTAGCTACGACTTTTCCTGCTCCCCCAACTACACCTCGTACACCACCTGTTTGTAACGCACTGACTGTTGTTGCGGCTGTTCTAGCCACCTCTTTAGCTACCATTTCTGCACCTTTAGTGCTTATAGAAATACCTTCTGCTGTATTAGTAAGTTTTTGTCTTTTATAGTTTGCAATAGCCTTCTTAGCCTTGGAAGCCTGAGATGCCCCCATTATTCCTTGTGCTATACTTCCTGCTACGCCTATTCCTGCGCTAATCGCTCCAAATAATGCCATTCTTTTTTGTTGTTTAAATTATATACAAAAATAAGGAAAATAACAAGACGCTACTTTTACACTAAGAAAGGTGTAAAACCTCTTCAAATGTAATCCTAATTCTTGGTAAATCCCTTAATGTTGCCTCTTTTATGTGTAATAAATGAGATAGTTCGTGTATTATGCCCATATCAGATAGGCAATGTTCTAATGGTGTTTCTTTAAGATAGCATATAATACAAGCTAAATGTAGTGCCTCGGGAACTCTTTCAAGAAATTCCTCGTCTGTCAAGTTTATGAATTCGTTATACCTATCTCTTAGGTCAGAATAAGATAAACTATACTGTAATCCTTCTACTAAATATATCATACTTAAAGATACGAATAATCTTTTAATTATCCAAATTATGAAGGGTGCGACTTGGCTATGCCAAAGTTGACTGCGAACAGTTCTGTTCTGCTTGTAGTATCATCTGTTAACTCCACCTCAAAGTTGTACCCTCTTATAGCACTTCCCTCTATTTTAGCGTTCTTATAGCCTAATACAAATGTGTTAGCTATAATTATTGGAGTAGTATCAACTGTAATAGTTTTACCTGAATAAGATTGTATTACTCCGATTGTATTTTCATTTTCGTCTAATAAAGTATCTCCTATTGAAATAGACCCTAAAGGAACGTCATTGTATAAAGTTATTACTGAACCTAATACAGAATTTACTCTACCTAATCCGTAAGCATTTTTTGCAGAGTAATCTGTTGCGAGTGTGCTTTGTCTAAAGAAGGCGTGTTGTAGTCCTTCCTTATCTAAGAAGTCTGCTACACCTAAAGTTGTTTCTGTAATAGCCACTTCTTCGTCATTTAAGTAAGATTTAATATCTACGTCAAATGCTTTATTACCTTCTATCATAATAGTCTTTGCAAACTTAACCTCAGAAGGAAAATCGTTTACAATCATTTTTACAGTAGTAGGATATTGTACACCATAGAAATTATTACGTACAGCATTATCTTCGTCATTATGTAAATATAATTGACCACCTTTTACTGTAAAGAATCTATTATTAAGTCTTTGCATCCAATCAGGGATAAAAGAGTGGAAACTTGTCCACCCTTTCCCGCTTTCGTCGTATGTTAATGTATTTGCCATTTATTATGGTGTTAAATCGAATCCTAGTTCTGTTAATGCGCCTGTTACTTGTGTAAGGTAGTAAGCCGCCGTACCACCGTCTGTTATATCATATTTATAAACTATCTCAGTTTTATCTGATAATCCATTACTTCCTGAGAAGTTTCCTGTTCCATTCTCTACTGCTGTGATGAAGTCTTTAAATGCTGTTCCTGTATTTGGCACAACTTGGAATACTACACCTCTATAATAATTAGCCGCAAATCCGTCTAACCTTGTTCTGAAAGTTGATAAATCGTTATCATAAGTAGGGGTTCTTGCGTCTGTGTCAGCAAAAGATGCTCCGTGATATACTGAATTAGCTTCGTCTTGGAATACTAATGATACTACGTTACCAACAGGAGTGTCCCCATTTATGTTAAGCATATCAATAGTTCTCTCGTTAGCTTGGCTAATTACTTGTACTCTACTATTATACAAAGCTACGTCATTATCATAGAATGGTAATAGAGCATCCTGTAATAAAGTATCTCTCATTTCTTCTAACGGAGTCTCTGTACTTGCCATAGACCCTGATGAATCAAAGTAGATATAAATATAAGTATCTCTATTAATAGCTAAACTTTCATAATTCCAAATTAAGTAAACTCTTTCAGTACCGTTTGGTCTGTTAAGGTTAAATGTTCCGTAATGTGTTTCAGGTACACCACCTTCGTTTATTTTGGTTAATGTTAATTCAGTAGCAAGACCTCTTATTGTTGTAATATCTCCCTCTGCGTAAACTGTATCAGTAACAAGGTATGATAATGTATTGGCGGCATCTTCAACGAATTCTCCGCTATTTACATAATCTTTATATGCTTCCATTCTAATAGTAGCACCTTCAATCGGATATCTAGTAAGACCTTGTATTCCTGTATTAGCTTCGAACAATGTTACACCGTCTGCTTCAAATACAGGCACTTCTGAATAATACGATGATGTATCCCACTTATATCTACTTGTCATAGTAGTACCTGCGTCATCTTCATCATTTATTATAATACTTACTATTGTCATTTCTTCCCCTAATGGACAAGTGTTAGTAAGTGTATATTCAGCAGGGCTTGATACAGGTGTTACTACTACTGTAACTTCATCGTGTACAAGATTTCCTCTTGTAAATGTTAATGAACCTGAGCCTGATACTGTACCTGTTGTGTAATCTAAACCACTAAATGTAGCTGTTATATTAGCTGAACCTGATGTTATGTTGTAATCTATTGTTACATCTCCTTCAAGAGTATTTAACTTAAGTATATAAGTAAACGCCTCTGTCTGTAATGTTTTGTAGATATTTGCTCCACAAGGAACTTCTAATGTAGGAGTTTCAGGTTCTTCTCCTAATGTTAATGTATATTGGTCAAAGTAAGGGTCATACTCTCCTAATTTCTTACTGTTAGGATTAGCTATGAAATCATCTCTGAACCAATCTTCCATACCGTATTTAGAAATCTCTGTAAGTCCGTCAATACTTAATCTCATTACTGCGCCTCTTTTAGCGTCAGTAAACCAAATTTGATTACCGTATATTGCGAAACTTTCAGGGTTGCCACTAATACCATATTCTCCTGCGTATGGAACTTCTTGTCCTAATACATTTGTATTTTGAGATACATTACCCGAACCATCTGCATTGAATAATACAGATTTGTTGAACATAATTTGATGTACCTTATCTTCTTGGAATACAAGTAAGTTAGTATCTCTACCAAAGATTTTTTCAATCTTACCATACTTGTCATCTAAATCTTTATAGTTTGCAAGGCTGAGGTTGAACTCGTTTAAACCATTAAAGTTTGTACTTTGTTCATATACAGCGCTGTAAGTAACTGATGATATTCTATTGTTTTCTCTGTAATCTCTTACAGGAGAAAGTGGACGAGTATCAATACCCATAGTATTTGTTGTAAGTAAATCTTTTACTTTGTAGCTTTCAAAACCATTACCCCAAGCAAATGCGTTGAATAAGTCAACTGTAACTAATGCTGAATTACTTGCTGTTTGGTCTGTATCCCCTACGTCAAATCCTAAGTGATACCCATCTTCATCTATATCGTATGTTCTACCTACTTCGTAGAATATATCTAAGTTTGTATCTACGGGCTTAGTTTCAAATATAATATCATTTTCAGATTGGAATATTGATAAGAAAGATTTTACTTTTGCTCTACTATCTGCATCATTATTTTGAGTACCTGTACTTCTGATAATCATAGACATCTCTTTAGTAGGGTCTATTGTAATGTATTTAGCATTACCGTCATTTCCTACTGAGCCTCTTCTAAACCAAATTCTACTGTCAGCTATATCTAAATCAATAGCGTCACCATAGAACCACTCTTCTAAATTAGCGTATCTTCTTGAAGAGATAAAAGTTTTCTCTACATATTCAGTAGCCTCTCCATATTCATCATATCTGATTATTATTCTTGCTCCACCTTCAATAACATCTGCTTCTCCATCTGTATCATCTGCTCCGATACCTTTAAAAATAGCGTAAGCCTTAGAGTTCTCTGAACCACCAAAACTGTTATCTGCGCTATATTTAGCGCTTACAATCCAATAATCGTCTATATCGTGTCCTGTTGTAGCACCGAATGTAATTGATAATCCATTTTCTAATAGCTGTGCGCCACCTGTAACCGAGACACCACTCGTCCAAGTAGCACCATTGTCGTTACTCCAACGGAATGTGTCAGGCGCACCAACTGTTTCTATTTCAATTAAGTATCTTATATCTTCTGTTCCTGTATAAGTACCTGATTTTGTCATAGTAGGTGACGTAGATAAACCGTAAAGTATTGGGTCTTCTATATAAGTTGCATTACTTCTGATAGGGTTATCATAAGCGTTACTAGAGTTATCATATCCGTCAAACTCATATAATATAAAGTCATCGGGATTAATTCTAAATCCTGACGGCTTAATTTTAAAATAAGTACCTGCTAGTTGTTCAATAGATGTTGTTATTGATTCATCTAAGAAGTTCTGCGGTTGAGTTTTTATCTCTAATATTTTTGTTTGTCTAACAGTAGTAAGTATCTCTGATGAATCTGCTTTAACAAATACAAAGTCCCCTACGTTAATCTTATCTATTTCATTTCCTTCTAACTTAATCCATACATAAACTCCGTCTTGATAAAATAAAGTAGGTACTATCGTATCGTAAAACGTTTTAGATTGTTTAACGAATAGTCTGTACCCTTCTGCATCACAAGGCGCTTTATGGTTTATTTGTAAATTAAGTTTGTTTTGGTTTATACAATCAGCAGTAGGTATAAATACAGTATTACCTTCACTTGTTAAAGGAGTAGTCATACGTCCACCACCATAAATATAAGAAATTCCAATCTCGTAATCACGGTTGGATTTCATTGTTTTAGTTGGCGTTCCTTCTACTATTGCTGTTGCAGTATGGTCTGCTTCAAGAGAAACTTGTATTTCGTTTCCGTCGCAGTCTGCTATGTTAATGTTCTCTGTATATTGAGCATACATTAATCTGTTCCCTAATATATCTTGTGCAAATGCTTTTAAAGGAACATTATCGTATAGTCTGTTAAGTTCGTCTATACCTAATACTTTATCAATCTTAGAGTTTGAATAAGAGAATTGTACATCTACTTCGTCACTCCAACCTTTGTCTGCTTTGTTAAATGTTTCTACTACATAAACTGTTGAGTCAGCAGATTCTTTGAATACAACCTCTACGTCAGTAACTAAATCATTACCTGTGTTAAAGTTGATAATCGCCGCACTATACCTGTTTATCATCGATTCATTTGATGATATAGAGTAATCATAGTTAAATTGTTTAGGCTCAAAAGCATACTCTGAGAAAGGAGATAATGCACTGTACTCTCCGTCAAGGTACTTATACCTGTATGCGAAGGCTAAGAACTTCTCTTCTAAGTTATTCTCTTGGTCTGATGCTGTATCAGTTAATGTTAATGTAGGCGGTGCTAAAGGTGGCTTCTTATAATTACTTATTTGTTCATCATTAAAGTTATTTGCACCGTATCCTTTTGCTCTTTCTATGTTAATGTATCTTGGCGGATTTAATCCGTCAGTCCATAATAAGAAACGCTTATTGTTATCAGAATCAACTAATACGTTAACTCCTGTAATAAGGTAATCCTCGTCAAAGTTAAGGACGTTTAAATCTCCTACTCTGCTATCTTCTAATACAATAGATGATACTTCATTAGTAACATCGTGTTCTAGGACATAGTTAGCCGTGTCCGATTTAACGAACCAATATATCTTTTCTGCAAACTCGTCTCCGTACATACCTATTGTAACAGGATTTGCACCTAGAGTAAAGTTTGTAAGTTTTTTGTTGCTTAATGAATTCTCCCCTGCTCCTGCATCTCCGCCTTCTGAGTTTGATACTCTAAAGTTTAATGCGTCACGGTATTGACCTTTAGGCATCAGCCTTGAGTCAACATCTTTATTCATCTTAGCCTCAATAAAAGTGTTTTTAACGTTAGGCATATTAATCTTTTATCATTTTAGTTTGAGACTTCATTACTTGACGAAGTTCTTCGTATCTTATAGGCTTAATTCTTCTCTTAGCTATTCTTCTTGAATTCCACCATTGTTTCTCAGCCATCATTATTCTGTTGGCAGGCACGTTTCTTCTGAATTGAATTAACTTCCAAAAGATGTAGTTATAGGCGGCTTGCTCTGCAAATTTGTGTATTCTAATATCTGAGTCATCTCTTTGAAATAAACCGTCAGATATATAATCTAGTACTATTGTCTTATCTGCTACCTTAGAAGAGAATTGTATAATACCTCTTTCTTTATCAATCTTATATGAGCCATTCTTAAATATCTTTGAACGGTCAACATTGTAATTAGGCGCGTGAAGATATGGATTATCTTGTGACGTATCTTCTATACTGCCAAGGCTTAAAGAAGAGCCTTCCGTATCTTGTAAGTGACTCCCTTGTAAAATATCTCCATCTGCGTCATATAAATAATCATAGTTATCAGCTTGTAAATAGGCTTGTGCTAAGTTACTTGAATTATCTATCGCTAATGGATGTAATTTACCTTTATCATCTACCCAAGATATTCTTACGTATTGTACAAAATCGTGTGGTAAAGGGATAATTAATGTAGGGTTTAAATCAAACTCTATTGATATTACTTCATTTAGTACGTCAAAGTATAATTCTTGTACTACTCTTTTAGCGTGATAAACAACTCTGTTTCTGTCTACACCTTTTACCATTGAATCGTGGTCTTGTGCAAACATAAAGTTGTTTACTATATCTTTAATTGTTGTATATTGATGTTGCCCCCATTGAGAATCATCTCCATAATATAGGTCTAAATCTGTAAAACTTTGTATAGCCATTATTGTTGTTCTTTATTTTCTTCGTTTTGTTTTAGTGCTTCTGCATATTGAGTAACCTCTGCTTCTCTTATATTAATACCAAAGTATGATAACATATTGATAACTATATTTGATAATTCTGATGTGTGTAACTCAAAGTCTTGGTAATCAGAAATTGTTGCGTCAAATAATTCTACATCTCCAACAGATGTGTAAGTCCATTTAGGGTCAGCAGGTTTTCTTAAATACCTACAAGTAACGCCTGTTTGAATTTCAGCAGGATATACTCTAATTGCGTCCATATAATTCTCATATACAGGGAATGTTACAGAAGGAGATGCTAAAGATGAACTTAAAAAGCCAAAATCAGCGCCTTGGGCTTCTTCTATGACGTTTGAATTATAAAGTAACCCATTATCCTCAATGAAGTAAATATCGCTTGGTAAATCAAAGTTTAGAGTCCCAACGTTGTAGGTTAAGGACTCTAACTTGTGAAAACGAGCAATTTTCTGTCTTACTAATTGAGGGAGATTAGCGTAATTTTTATTTGTAAGTCCTCTGTTCTCTTTATTCTGTTGTAAGTTAGCATCAACAAAGTACTCTGCAAATATTTCATCTTGTACTTGTTTAGCTATCTTGTTGAACTCGTCAGGTGTAATGTTACCTCTTAATTCTTTGTTAAGAACGACCTTTACTATTTGGTATATTGTATCTATCATCGTGTTTGAAAAGTTTATACAAATATACATAAAAAAAAGGAGTCGCATTTCTACGACTCCCTTATAAATAGTATTTTGATATTATTATCTTTTACTAAGTTCTTTCATTACTTCTATCCCATCATCTGTCTTTAAATAGTCAGCGAAGAATTGAGAATAACCTTTTCCTCTTGGTACGCTACAAATAGGTGCTTTATTATCGCTCCATAATATTTGTCTAGCGTCAGGTGAAAGTGTTACTACTCCCGAAGCGAAGGCATTGTTAGAAATAGCCTTTCTTGTAATATCTGAATCATCAAAGATTGAAATCTCTCCATCATCATTTAAGAATCTGTCAGGATTACTCTCTACTAACTCAAATGCCGCATACCTTAGTTCAGGTGCAGATAGGTTAGCAGTTCCACTGATATCGCTAGTTAAAGCAGATACTAATACACGGATTTCTTCAATACCGTTTTCTTCTCTTGCTTTCTTTCTGATTTCAGTTTTCATATCTAAGATTAAATCTTCCCATTCTAACATCTCTTGTGCGTCAGCAGATTGGTTGATTTCTTCAAAAATAATTCCGTTGCTTGGATGAATATCTAAAAATTGTTGTGTTCTTACATCAGTAGCTTTTACATTGTAAACACCATTGACAAATACAATAGATTTAACAACACCTAATTTGGATTGTTCATCTACAAAAATTGATTTCTCGTTTGGACAATGTTTGATTGCTCTTGTGTCTTCTGTCTCAGGGTCGAATACTATTAAGTTGTTGTTACGACCTGTCTTTAACTCGAACGTTAAAGGTGAATATTTTAATAAACGGTAGCTTTTATCTACACGCTCTGTTTTTGCCTTTGCAGGCGATTTTTTAGCTGTTGCCATTTTGATTTAATTTAGTTTGAACCTTAGGTTCTTTGTTATAAAAATAAAGGGGCAGGATTATCCCACCCCTTCTATGTTAAGCTATTACGCTCCTTCAAAAATCATGAAGTTGTTTGCACCGATAGTACATACACCTCTGTCTGCAAGGTGGTTTACTCTCATGTGGTCATTGTCATCCGTAGGAGTCGATGTTCCAACACTACCTGTAATCCAAGTCTTGTGACGTCTGTTTTCAGAACCTTTAACTCTGTACTTAACAGATAAGTAAGGTCTTGTGATTCTGTCAGCCATTGTGCTTGTTCCGTCGTAAACTTCTTTGTCTCCGTAAGGTACTAATAGACCTCTAACTTTACCGTCAGCCGCCGCAACGTTTCCTAGTAATTGTGGGTCATTAAGTAACTTCCAATCTTGCTTGTAGAAGTTGTAAGAACCTCTTTTGAATCCTGTGAAACCTAAGTTTACAGCCATATCCTCAGAGTTATCAAACATCCCGTAAGAGATACCTGTTGAATAACCTGCGTTAAGAGTTCCTAGTAAGTCATCGATAGCAAGAGATTGGTCTCTGTCAACGAAGAACATATATTCAGCAATTTTTCCTTGCTTATCGAAACGCTTAAGGATAGAATCCCAATCAGCTAAAGTAGAAGCTAAACCATCAAAGATGTTACCTCTGTCTCTAACAGAATCAAATAATCCTTCTGTTCCGTCAAATCCTGCCGACTTAGCATCTGAACCTGCCTCAGCAGAGTTACCTAAGATAAGACCCATTTCGATTCTGTCCTCGAATCTACGTCTTCCATCTAATTCAGATTGTAAGTACCAAACAAATCCACCATTATCAGTTTCAACCCAAGAATCTTGAGTAACATCTGAACCTGATGCAATGTAATTATCCTTGAAGATAATTGTCTTGTTGTTAAGTACTGTAAAGTCAGTTTCTAAGCTACCTTCCATACCACCTGTGTTCTTAGCGAATTCAGAGTGAGAGATGAAAGTTTTGATTGCTGTTGTACCTACTGCCCAACCTGCGGCTTTGTAAGCTACGGCTGTGAAAGTTCCTGCCGCATCGTCAACGGCTGTAATACGTCCTAATTGGAAGTTTCCGTTACCTGAACAAGCTACTACTTCACCAACACGGTAAACGTGTCCTGCTTTAGTAAATATATTTGCGGCACGTGATACGTCATCATAAGATGTGTGTAAACGTCCTTTTTCAGTCCAAATGAATTGGTCAGAAGAAATTGCTTCTTCACTACCTAATTCAAATAGCATACCCATTAGAGATTGGTCTCCATAGATACTTATTAATTTTTCATACGCATCAGGTTCGTACTGAGTAGTGTAATCGAAAATGTCGATATAGTTCTCAGCAGTCGGCTTCTTAATTGAAGACGGCGTGAACGATACTGCGGGTGTTGCATTTAATGCCATTTTTTATCGTAATTTAATGTTTAATAATTAGTTTTTGTTTCGTCTGAAACGGAACTTATTCGGATTGCTACCTGTTAATTGGTCAACAACTGAATGAATATTCCCTTTCTTCTCAGAACCCTCTCCTTGTGGTTTACCTTGAGCATCTAAAGTAACGTTACCCTTACCTTTGATATCAGCTTCCTTTTGGACAGCTTTACCTTGCTCATAAGCTAACTTTAACAAGTTGTCAAAGTTCTGAATTTTGTACCCGTCACTTGCAATATTTGCAGGGTTAGGAGTACCGTCTTCATTAAACCAATGTGGTACATTTAGGATATAGTCTTTAAGACCATTTTTAACTCCGTCATCTACTTTATGGTTAATGACAACACCTTCTTCTAATTCAAGATTTAAGGTGTCTAGGTTTTGAGCCGCAAGATTTAAACTATTTTCATATGCTTCTTGAGTTGAAACAGCTTGCGCTTGTGCTGTCTTAGCTTGATTAGCAAAATCAATAGCTTCTTGTTGCTCTTTTGTTAGTCCTGTACTTTCAACAGGTTTAAGTTCTAATTTCTTAGCTTCTAACATTTGTCTTCCCTCAGTCGCTAACTTAGTTAACTCAACGCTTTTGCGCATCTTGTCAGTTTCGTCATCTATATCTTCGTCATAAACTAAATTGCTTAATTCGAAGTCTAATTGCTCTTTAGTGAAGGTTGGATACTTTTGTGACAGAATCTCTCTCGCCACATCCAAATCTCCCATTTTAGAGAAATCTTTATTATAGTCTGCGAACTGTGTCAGACTTAAACCTGTTCTTTCTTTCCACTCGATTAGTTGCTGTAACTCTTGGTCAACTGCAACTTCTTTTGGTGTAAGGTCATCGTAACTTTCAATCTTTCTTCCAAGCGTCTCGCTCAGTTTAGATAGAATAACTTCATCACTTACTTCCGCTAGTGCGGGTGGTGTTTCAGGTTCATTTATTGGTTCAACAGGCTCACTTGGTTCTTGTGGCTCTGTTGGCTCATTTGGTTCTATTGGCTCAACAGGTT